TCAAAAAGGAATGTCGTCATCATCAGCCGCGTCCGGTTTCAGCAGCGCCTCGATCTTCTTCTTCAGCCCCGCCGCGTCCTCATAGCGCTCTTCCTTCACCGCTTTGGCCATCTCCGCCGTCAGCTTCGAAGTATCCGCCGCAGAGGCCTTGCGTTTGGGCGCGTTCTTGATGTTGAAAAACACCGCCCAGATCCGCTTCACGCTCGCCCCTTCCAGCGCAGGCACATCCAGACCGCGTTCTTTGCAAAGCTCAGCCAGTTTAAAGCGTGCCTGCCGCTCCGGGTTGGTGTCCGCTTTGATGGCACTCTCCAAAGCCCTCTTGGTGCGTCCCATCAGCATCAGGAACCGCGCCTCGATCAGCTCAAAGTCACCATTCACCGCTTCACTGATCCGCCGCCCGCAGGCCTCGATGCTTTCCCGCTGCCGAAACTCCTTCTCCGTCTCGCCCTCGATCGCACCTTTGGCCGTCAGAAAAACAAACGCTTCCTTCGCCAGTTGCGCAAGGTAGCCCTTCTGGCCCGGGCCTTTGGAGCCCTGACCCGTCAACGGCCGCTGGGAACCGCGATAACTGGGGAAAGGAAATTTCTTTTTCATAAGCGTGTGTGTGAGGGCGAGAGGTCAGGTTCCAAATCAGCGGCGCTTTTTCGCCACCGGAGATTTCAGCAGCAGCCGCGAGCGTCGAACGCTGGCGCGAATGGCGCGGAGAGTCGCGGGGCTCATGGCTTGGCCTCCAAAGCGTTGATCTGTTTCTTCCATTCTTGGTGCATCTCCTTGGCCCCGTTCAAAAAGCCGCGAGCGTATGAAATGACGCCCACGTTGATGATGAAAATCAGGCAAAGGATGGCCTGCAAAATGATGCTGCCGCGCGTGTGGGTGAAAGTGAAGATCATAGCCGGGCCTCCGTAGTCGTGGGTTCGTCTGCAGCGGATTGCTTGGCTTCTTCCGCACGCATCTGCTCCAGCACAGCGTCACAGCTTTGCAGGAAACCTTCCCGGGCCAGGTCGAGGCCGGAATTGCGCCCCGAATAGTAACTGCCCTTGTGAGTCAACCAAAGCAGCACCGCCAGCCAGGCCAGCACAAACACGATCTGAAAGACCGATAAAGTGAGAGTGTAGGAATACATAAAACAAATCTCCAGTTCGTAGTTTAAGCGACAGCGGACGCCCCCCCGCTGGTGGTCACCGCATCGCCCAGAGCCCGGGCGGTCTTGAGGTGAAAGCGTTCCACCTGCTCGATCTCGACACCCAGATCTGCCAGGCCTTCGCCCTCGGTTTTCCAGGTGCCCGTTTCGGCGTTCCACTGGCCAAGGATCGACTCCTTATCCAGGCTCTCTTTCCAGCGCACGAACTGATCAGCCCAGTCCGCGTTATCGTGCTCCAGCAGCGCAATGAGCACCGCCTTTTGCGTCGTGCCTTTGGCCGTCGTCACCGTGGGATTCCCCGTGCGGAAAGCGATCTCATGGCCGTTGATCGTCGTCGCTTTGGCATCGCTCTTGAAGAGCATCTTGCGGTGGCGGCGGGCATAGTCTTCGATGGCATCGAAGAGTTCCTCCTTTTCCAGCCGCGTGCGCTCCATCTTCGCCGCGTGGCGTTCCATCACCGCCTTGATTTCAGCCTCCGCTTCCAGCGTCTGCCCCGCAAGGATCATTTCCGCCGTGCCAAAGCGGGAGATCGCTTCAGCAAAAGCCTTTTCATCGCGAAGCAGTTCATGGAGGCGGGCATTCTTGGCGCGCTTGGTGGCGGCAGTACGTTTGGTATTTGAGTCGGACATAAATAAAAAGAGAGTAGGGATGTGATTTAGCGGCGGAGTTTCTGACTGCGTTTGTATTGCGCTCTGGACATGGCCACGTAGGAGCGCCAGCCATGGCGGATGATCAGAAGCGCGTGATGCATGCAGCACGTAAGGGAGTAGCCGGAATGAAAACGGTTGGCGTCGATGGCAGCGACCATCTCGTCAGGAATGCGTGTGTTGTAGATCTGGCGGCTATAAACCCAGCCCAGAGCCCGCCATTTTTTCACCGCACGGATAACGCTCTCGCGGCACTCCTGTTCGATGTCGTCAAAGCGGCTGGAATAAATTGGGTGCATACCAGGCACCCATTGGAAAGGGGCAGGTCTCACGCTGCTGTCCTCCCTTCGATTTCCGTCTGAGTCGCCGAGGTCAAATCTTCGAGCGTCACCGCCCGCGTAAACTTCTCCTCCGTCCACTGATCCCGCAGGCGGCGGCAGACTTCGCGGGTCAGGGCATAGAAGCCGTGCTTGGGACCATTGAGGCGCAGCAGCTCCGCCGCGCTGGCCAGATCCGTTTTGGACATCGGCGCAGGCAGTCGGCGTTCCAGCAGCATCGTGATGTCAGCGCTGTGCAGCTTCAGCTTCACGCGGAAAGCCAGCCGATTGCGGAAGAGCTGCAGCGTTTCTTCAAACGCTTCACGCTCCACCCGCTTCAGCAGCGTGGGAATGGCGGCGAGGATCGCTTCCGTCTGGGTCTGGTTGATCAGAGACTTCACCACATCCAGGCAGCGCGGGCCCAGGTGGTGGGCTTCTTCCAGAATCAGGCAGCGGCGTGTCGTGCGCAGCGTCTCTTCCACTTTGCGCTGGCGACGCTCCGCATTGCGCGGGCCTTCTTCTTCCCCGAGATCCCGCAGCACCTGCCCCAGAAAAGCACAAGGGCTGTCCTTCCACGCCGCGCGGACTTCAGTCTCCACAATGCGCTTGCCGTAGATGTTGCGCACCACAGCCAGGCAGGACGATTTACCGCTGCCGCTTTCCCCTTCGATCACACCCACGCGGGCAATCGTCTTCGTCATCATCGCCCGGGTCAAACCCCGACGCACAGCGGACGGCCCGACCAGATCCGGAAACACAGGCTCCGGCCCTTCCTCCGCGCCGGCATCATTCAGCACGTTCAAAACGCAGCGATAACTCTCCACGCGGTCCTCGACCTTCATTTCGGTAAAGTCGCGGTTCAGAATCTTACCGAAAGTCTTGTCAGAGCCGAGGCCCGCCGCCGCATGCCGGCGCATCAGTTCGCCCGTGCTCCAGCCTTTGGCATTTTGAATCTCCTGAATCATCAGAGCCAGGGTGTGAAGCTCGTTTTGCGCTTCGGTCGGTGTGGGTTTGGTCGTGGTCATAAGCGTGTGTGTGGGTAGTGGTCGTGGATCGAGTTTTAGCCGTTGATTTGCGCGAGCATTTGCTCCAAAGCCGCTCTGCTCGTTGGGTCCGTAAGAAGGTCTTTTGCCCTTCCACCAGCAGCGGACATGCTTTCAGCGATGCGCTTCCGTTCCTCTTTTTCATTCCACGCAACAGCAGCGCATTTATAAAACTGCTTGCCGATTTCTTTGAGAGGGAGGGTCAAAGTAACTTCGACTTTGATGTCGTGTTTATCCCAACAATTTGGGCGGCCCCAAGCAATGCTGCGGGGTTTGGCCAGGAGAGGTTTCAAAGCATCCTCCCACTGAGCGATAAGCTCTGCCCGCCGGGTGGCTTTTTCTTTTTCCTCAGCCGTGAATTTTTCGAAAGCGAGAAGATAAAGGGCTTCGATCACTTCAGATTTTTTAACTGGAGGGGCCATCGTGGGGAGAGCCAGTGCAGTCGATGTTTTCTTTTTGGGTATGCTCATTGTCGTGTGTGTTTTGGTCGTTTCGTTGTCTCTGTCTTCGGGTCAGGAAGTCAGAAAATCATGGCTCCGGCCTTCCGCCGTTCTTCGGCAGGATCAAAGGGCTCGGGATCAGGCGTGCGGCGGTCCATCACGGGCTCCGTGCTGGCGCGACGCGTGGTCTTAAAATCATCAGGCAGCAGCATGCCGCCGCGTGTGCTGCGGGCCGGTTTGGCCGGGGTGCCAGAGCTGCCGCTGGCCGTGCGCAAGGTATTGCCCAGACCGTCTTGCGCGTGACTCTTGCGCACCGCCCGCGCTGTCCCCGCGACGATGGCGCGGAACTCTCGGCGGACGGCCGCACGCTCATTTTTCCGGCCTTCAAAGTTCCCCTGGCCGCTCAAATCTTCTTGCGGGCGATCCGGCAGCCATTCAGCCAGGCCGATCAATTCGGCCCAGCCAAAGCCTTCACGATTCAAAGCGGACTCGTCATTGTTGAAGACATGACAGCCCTGCTCCGGATGCCCCGGGTGGAACGCCACCAGCACGCGGTGCCCGTGGTCCAGGTGATGGCTCAAACCTTCAGCACCATTGACACGGAAACGAAAGGACGTGGCGTAATGCGGGACTTTGATTTCAATCGCGCCCTGACGTACCATCGCCTGCTTTTTCACCGGGGCAAAAAGCCACCACTTGTCCGCCGGAACCTCACGCTTCACCGGAGTGCCATAAGCAGCGTCCGGCGTGATGAACTTGTTCCCTGCCTGATAGCTCTGCTTCGGCGTCTGGTTCTCTTCCGCCAAGGCTTTCGCCACAGCCTCCGCGCTTTCGTGAATGCTCCAGAACTTGCGCAGATCCGCCACATCCCCGTCCTGGGCACGCAGGTATTCTTTCGTCCCCATCTGGAACTCACCGCGATACCGGCCAATACTGGTCACTCCACCATCCGGGCCGTGGGCTCTGCGATCCTGCGAATGATTGAAAGCGCCTTCAATGTCCGCTTTGCCACGGGAGGAAAACTTCTGCCGAATGTGGAAGAGTTCTTCCATGCTGCCCCAGCGTTTGCCGTTGTCGCACTCCACGCCGAAGAGCCAGTTGTTGTCCCACACGCCGCGCTCCACGCGCCACATCAAAGGCAGGCCAAATTCCGTGACCACATCGCGGAAATGATCGGCAATGTCTTCCACGCGGTACGCATCACGCTCGCGGCCCACATGGGTGAAGCCCAGCCATTTGTGACTGGCGTTTTCAATGGTTTTGAGGCTCTGGCGTCCCAGACGCTCCGTGCCCGTGCTCGGGTCAAAGTAGCGGAAAGGCTGGTTCTCGCTTTCGTCATCGCTGCTGTAAATCGTGCCCGGCGTATTCGGCCATTGGCTCCCGTCTTCCAGCACAATGAAATTGCCACGGCGCTCCGTGACTTCGATTTCACGAATGGCTTTCTCGCCACGGAAAACCGCACGCTCCGCATCCGTCACATGCAAAGCACGGCGGATGGACATCGGCCAGCTCGGGCGCTTATGCCGGGCCAGCGCACGCTCCCAGATACCCCGCACCGCTTCTGCGATCTCCGGGCGGCAGAGTTCATCTCGGAGAAACTCCTGCAGCGCCAGCGGCACCGAATCACGCACCAGGCGCCAGTAGCGCAGCCTGCGGATTTCTTCCTGCGTCAGTTCCACCAGCGTCGGCCGTCCACGCTGCTTTTCGGCACGGGGCTCTTCGCTCCCAGCGTCTTTCCACTTGTAATAATTTGCCCGGGAAACCCCCGCCCGCAGACAGGCCGCCCCGACCTGCATACCGCCCGCAACAAACGCGTCTACGCTGGCAACAGCGAGACGTTTGGCAGGCATGGAGGCAGGCTTTGGCATGGCAGTTTTAGGCGTGGGTTTTCACAGCGTCGCGCAGGGCCAGCATCAGCGTGCTTTGCACGATCAAGCCCTTGTCAGTGATCTCGACCTTGTAGCCGTTATCCGTGGGGCGGACTTCGGCCAGACCCGCCAGAACCAGACTGTTCAAAGGCCCGGGCGGTGACTTGCTGGCAGTCCCATAATTGGCACCCAGCAACGTGTGAATACGCTGCGACACACGCTTTCCAGCACACCCTAGATCCGCAGGGAGCAGGAGGCTATAATCGGTCAGTTCAAGGTCAGGCATGAAGAGGGATGAAGGTTAGAAGTGGGCGGTCAGTTCAGCGCGGCGTGGTGGGTGGAAGCACTTCCGGCATGGCGATCCCCGAAGAGGCCGTTTCAGCGAAAAGCCCCGCGATGAATTGGTTCAGCATCTCCGTGCGCTCCCAGCGCCAGTCGGATTCCTGATTGCGCCCGTTCTTCTGGATGAAGACGTTCGCAGCCGTTTGCAGCTCGGCTGCGGTGAAGGTTTTGGCAGGTGGCGTGCCTTTTTGGTCCTTCCACTTTTTTTCCAGCCGTTCGTTTTCTGCGATTTCTTGGGCGGTCATAAAATTAGTTCGTGGGTCGTGAATTATTCGTCGTCTTCGCCTTCGGCGCTTTGGGCCACGGCTTCGGTCAGGGTCAGCCTGAAGTCGGCAGGCAGTTGCTTGAGCCACATGCCCAAGGCATCCCGGGCGCAGTCGCGCTCCTCGGTGCTCCATTTGCCAAAGCTCTTCGCCACATTGCTCAGGGTGGAAAGCGGCCCCTGCATCGTGGTCCAGGAGATCTGCTTCTTCGGCTTGTCTTCCGTGGTCGTGGCGCCGGGGATTCCCGCCAGCACCGCGCCCAGACCATGGCCAATCCAGATCCCCGGCTCATGCTTTTCACGGAGCGTGGGGAGTTGCTCAAAGACGCGGTGGATCTTGACGGCTTGGTCAATGAGATCGGCGGAGACACCGAAACGATCAGCGAGGCTTTGGGCGGTAATTCCGACTGAATCGGATTTTCCGGGCCTGCCTTTGGTATTGCCAACTACCTGGGGATGAAGAGTGACCGCCAGCCAGGCGCGCTGGCCTTTGGTCCAATGCCGGCGGCCAATGACGGTGCCTTCCAGCAGCGCATGGCCTTCCTTGCGTGAAACCACACGAACCGGCACGGTGTCAAGGCATCGCTCAATAGCCCAGGCGGTGCGGTGGCGGCCATCCCAGGCGGTAACCCCCTCAGTGGCATCATTGCCATTGGTGAAGGTGACCGGGATGGGTTCTTGAATGCCAATGTCATCAAGGTGCAAATGCAGGGCGTCAATTTCATCGGCCAGAGTCTTGCCTTCCTGGCGGAGATCTGCTTTGGCAGACTCCAGGAACCGGGAGGCAACGTCATTCATCATCGGCACAGCAGTGAGTGCAGAAGAGAAAACCAGAAGGTTGGGATCGACCTGCAGAATGCGTGCAGTCGGAGGAAAAGCGGTGTCAGATTTGGGCATGGTCGTGAGGGGGAAAGCGATTTACCAGCGGGGTTCGTCTGCAAAGCCAGAAGCCATGACCAGAGCCAGGGCGATCATGAGGCCGATGCCGAGAATGGCTTGAAGCAGCTCTGGCGTGATGAACCCGCTGCGGTCACGCAGGTGGTTTTTCGGCGTGGCCACTTTGCGGTGCCAGTCAGCTTCATGAGTGCAGAAACAGAACCAGATGAGCAGCGCAGCAGGCGGCGCGAAGGTGAGGAAAAGGGCGAGGTAATACATGGCGTTCAGCGGTTGGGGAGAAGGATGAAAAGCGCGGCCAGCATGAGCAGGCTGATAAACCAGACGGCAGTCTGCTCACCCGTGGCAGGGTTCGCCGCCAGCAAGGCGCATAAGATAGAGTGGTAGGACATGGTATTAGGATAAACGGGTGGTGGGCGGATTGGCCAGGAGAGCCCAGTCAACGCGGGCTTGAGACGCCCAGAAGCGGGCACCTTCACGGTCGCCACGCTTGAGGGCGGTCAGGGCGCAGTCTTTGCAGCCGAGAAAGTTCAGACCCCGCTTCAGAAAAGCGATGCGGCCCGGGGTGACTTGGGGAACGTTCATGGTCATCAGTGGGGAAAGGGGCTCCGGGCCTTGCGGCCCGGAGCTGGGGTTTACCATTTGAGGTGCAGCCAGTTGCGAATCTGGCTCATGACCGGCAGCTTCATGGGGATGGCTTTGCGTGGGTCCAGCGGCAGGCGCAGATGCACGGCATCGGTCGTGGCCACGACGGCAGGCGTTTGAAAGCCTGTGGTGTGGTCGCGGATGTGGGCCGTCTTGGTCTCTTTGCAGTGCTGGCGTTCAGCCAGGCGTTGCTTGGATTCCACCGCCAGCCGTGCTTCAGCTTCAAGCCATACCTGGGAGGCATGGTTGTGAAGCTTCAGGTTGGCGGCTTCGACTTCGGCTTCCAGTTGCTTGATCCGGGCCGCTTGCGCGTCCTCAACCGCAAGGTCAGGGAGCACAGCAGGGGCCGGAGTCCGCATGCGGCGCAGAGTCAGAGACGCAGCGGGCAGTTGGGAGCGCGTGGAGCGCAGAGGGCTTCTCAGGGTGATCGTGTTCGTTCTCATGTTTCGTGTGTGGGTCGTTGCGTTCTCCCCGGGGTCAGCGGGGAAAGGGATCAGGCGGCGTTGGCGAAGAGATTGCGGAAGTGGAGTTGCAGGCCCTCGGCATCGCGGATGGCCTTGGCTAGATCCTGAGCGTTGCGGCTGGTCTCGGGATCTTGCTCAGCCGTAATCTGGGCAATGCCTTCGAAGACATCCGCACGCTCGACAGGCGGCAGGGATTCAGCACCACGGATGGCAGCGGCGATCAAAGGAGTGAGCAGCTTCATGCCAGTGCCTCCCGAATGCGTTTTTGGACGGCTGGCATCATCGTGGGATGATTGATGGCAATGCTCACCGTGTTACGAGCAAGCTCCAACTGGGATGCCAGCTTTGTGACGCTCAGCTTCTTCCTCAGCAGGCGTGTCTTGGCCCACAATGTGAAATTGCCTTGCAAATGTTTGGTTTGTGACTTAGCGGTTGCCATGTTCGGTCGCTATGTGTAACAAATCGTGCAAAGCATGCAAGAAGAAAATGACTCATTTGTGAACTTTCCTCAAAAATTAAGCACGCTTCGTGAACATTTAGGGCTGAATCAGTCACAAATGGGGCAGCGTCTTGGCGTTTCACGTAACCTCGTGAGCATGATGGAGAACGAAGACCCGGGGCAAAACCGGCCTCCGTCCCGGGCGGTGAAGCTGCTTTTTGATCAGCTTTGGCAGTCCGCTTTTGGGCACGGAGCGAAAACTCCGACTGAATCGGAGTTTTCGGATAATCCGACTGAATCGGATTTTCGGACCTGGGAAACCCTGGCTTCCTACAATACCGGCGGAAGAGCCAAACTGAAGCAGCTACGGGAGGCCAAGGGCCTGACCCCAAAGCAGCTCGCGGAGTTGGTGGGCTATTCTTTGGGCGTGTACCAGAACATCGAAGAGGGCCACTCCAACATGTCCCGCAAGATGGCGGAGAAAGTGGCCCAAGCTCTCGGCTGTGAGGTGGACGGTCTGCTCAATGGCAGTGATCACCCGCCCGCCAACGGCACACATCATGGCACGGTGGGCGAGACGCCAGACCTCAATATGCCGCCCGGGCAGAAAGCGCGCTTTGTGCCGCTGCTCTCCATGGCGCAGTGTGGGAGCATGATGGCCTACAATGATGACGCCTACGATCACAGCGGCTTCATTGCGCAAAACCCCAAAGACAGCAAAGCTTTCGCCGTCACGCTGGCCGGAGATTCCATGGTGCCCGACTTCCGCCCAGGGGATACCGCCATCATTTACCCTTCCACTGAGCCCCGCAATGGCACCGTGGTCATCGCCCGGTTGAATGAAGACAATGGCGGAGACGTGATGTTGAAGCTCTACCAAAAAGCCGGAAACTCCGTGACCCTCTCCAGCTACAATCCCGCGTACCCACCCATGACTTTCCCACGCGACGCTTTCCTGTGGATCTATCCCGTCGCCAGTGTGACCCGAGTTTTATAAAATACTTCTCCCTCCATCGTTATGAAAGGCTGCTTTAAATTCGTCGTCATTCTTGCCGTGCTGATCATCGGCGCAAGTTTTGCCCGGTACCACTTGATGCTGACTCCCACGCAGAGGCAGGCTGAAAGGGAGCACGCTGCGCTGGTGGGAAAAGAAGAGACTCTCGCAGCGGAAGACGCAGCCAAAACGGCAGAGGCCCAGTTGGCAGTCAAGGCAGAGAAAAACAAGGACGATCAGGAGCGCGTCAACGCTTTGAAACCTGAGTTCATCACATGGCTGCAACGCAACGCAGGTGCAGAAACAGCGCGCTTTAATGGGGACGTTCTCGAAGTAAAATTTACCCAGGCGTGGGCTTCCAAAGATGAGGCCAGGGTGAAGGCGGAATCTTTGGCTCATGCTTGGCGCCTACGCAGCGGTCTCACAGAAGCAGAATGCGCCATCTACTGGGGAAACGAGATCTACGCCAAAGGGGCGGATAGTGGGCCAGTTCCAGAAATTTATCTGGCCAGGGTGATGGCTGAAACGATCCAAAAACAACAAGACAAAGATGCCGCCGCGCTGGTGGCGATGAAAGGCAAAACCTTCGCAGAGATCGAAGGTACGCACGGAGCGGCGATCACGAAGAGCAAGGAAACGGGCTGGGCAGAGTTCCAGACCTTTCGCGCCCGGTTTGAGAATGGGAAAGTGGCTGAAGTGAGCGTGAAGTAATCCTTCACCCCACGCCGCCGCGCGTCGCGTGAGGGTCGCGGCACTTTCGCGGCGTGTCCAAACTCACGCTCCACACCTTCCGCGTTTCCGCTACTCCGCTTTATGCCGGTGGTGAGGCTCCGCCTTCGCGGCTGGTCGTGCTGCCCTGGGGGGTGAACAAATCCCGCCGGGGCGATTTCATTGTCGATGCCCTCACGGCCCAAGTTTTCGCGGAGAATCAGAACCGCAACCGCATCGACGGCAAAGTCGCGCTCGACTTTGAGCACAACACTTTGCCGGGCACTCCGGCTTATGAATCGAGCAGCGAGCCAAGGCCTATTGCCGCCTGGGCGCTGTGCAGTGTCATTGAAGGCGAAGGCATCGTCTATGAAGACATCGAATGGACGCCCGATGGCTTGAGCGCCTGGGAGCGCAAGCTCTACCAAGACCTCAGCCCCGCACCAGTGCGTGGCAAGGATGGCAAAACCGTCATCGCCCTGCATTCCACCGCGCTCTGCCGCCATGGCGAGCTTGAAGGCTTAACCATCGACCACGCCGCCGCGCCGAAAGCCCTGGCCGCTTACTTTGATGCCCTCTCAGCCGACATCACCCTTCCAACATCCACGCCCCTCACTCCACCCATGAAACTGAAGCTCATCGCACTACTCGCCGCCCTCGGTGTCACTCTTGATCCGAACGCCGACGAAGCCACCACCTCTGCCGCTCTCGACTCCGCCATGGGCAAGCTCAAGAAAGAAGAAACGCCTGCCGGTGAAGCCGAAGGCATGAGCGCGGAGATGAAAGGTTTCCGCACCGAGATCGCCCAGGGCAAAAAAGAACTGGAGCAGGGACGCAAAGATCTGCTGATCACCAAGGCCACGCAGGAAGGCAAAGTGATCCCACTTTCCGCTGCGGGCATCGAAGCGACGCCGCTCTCCGCCCTGACCGAACTCGTCGGCAACCTCAAGCCCGGTGCGGTGCCTCTCAAAAAGAAGACCGTGGACGGCCAAGAGATCACCGAAGACGCCGGCCAGCCGGAAGCCCTGAGCGCGGACGAGATCAAGATCATGCGCAATTGCGGCCTGAGCGAAGCCGAGATCGAGGCTGAAAAAGCCAAATCCAAACCGACTGCCACCGCCGCCTAAAAACCCCTCTTCCGCTGTCCTCACCTTTCCCGCACGCCTCAACGCGCCAAAACGCCCCCGCGAGGCCCCGCGAGCCCTCTCAGAAGCCAGTCCCCATCCCTTAACTCACCTCCTCCGCCATGTCCGCCGCCACCGTCTCCCAGACCATTGATTCCCGCCAGGGCAAGAAGATCGCCTTTCTTGCCGCCTCTCTCACCGCCGTCAAACTGCTCGCAGGCGTCCTTTGGGCACGCACAGCGGCGGGATACATCACCCATGCCACAGATGCCACCGGCCTGAAGGTCGTCGGCATCGGGGCCGAAGAAACCGACAACACCGATGGCGCCAGCGGTGCTCTCGATTGCGTCGTCGAAACCGGCATCTTCAAACTGGCGAACAGCGGAAGCAATGCCGTGACCGATGCCCACATCGGCCTCGCCTGCTTCGTGGAAGACAATCAAACCGTCGCTTCCGTCGCGGGCACCTACAGTGTCGTGGCAGGTAGTGTGGTCAAAGTGGATTCGGACGGCGTCTGGGTCGCTGTGGGCGCTGAAAACGTCATCGAACCCGGTGCCGCGATCACCGCTCTGGCCGCGCTCACCAGCACGAATGGCGTCATGGCCGCTGCTGCTGACGATGCAGCGGTGAAAGTCGAAGGCGAGAAGATCGGCGACGATGTGCGCGCCGTTCACGCCACCCTCACGGATGTCATCACCCGCCTGAAGGCCAAAGGCCTCCTCAAGTAAACCCTCTCCACATTCCGAAACGTCCACCCTTTAACTTTAACGCCACCCCACTCCTATGGAAGTCACCGCCGCCAATCTCGCTGGAATCAACAAGTCATTCCAGGCCAAGTTCAACACCGCACGGGCCGCTGTCACGGCCTTCTACAAGCTCTTTTGCATGGAGTGCCCCAGCACCGCCGGCGAAAACGTTTATGGCTACCTGGCCGATCTCCCGCAGATCAGCAAAGTCACCAGTGAATACATCCGCAAGCGCCTGCAAACGCTGGGCTACCGCCTGACCAATGAGAAGTTCGGCGGCATCCTCGAAGTGAAGCGTGAAAGCATCGAGGACGATCAGTACGGCATGTTTGGCAATGTGGCCTCCCAGTGGGGTGCCCGTGCCGCCCAGGTGCCTGACCTTGAGCTTCTCCAGCTTTTCGTGAACGCCTTCAGTGCCACCAAGGGCAAGGACTACACCGGCAGCGCCTTCTTCGCCGCCGGCAAGAAAGCCCACAGCAAAGCCACGGCCTTCACCAACTTGGACACCAAGAAGCTTTCGGCCGCGAACTTCCAGACGGCTTTGGCTGCCCTGGTGGAACGCAAGGATGCCGAAGGCGTGCCGCTCTTCCTCGGGCAGAACTCGCAGCAGCTTTACCTCGTGGTCACCTCGGACGATCAGTCCCTCGCTGAAAGCATCGTGGCAGCCCAGTTCCTCGCGGGCGGTGCCAACAACACGAACTACAACAAGGCCAAGCTCGTCGTGCTGCCAGGTTTGAAGACCCTCGCGCAGACCAGCGCCGTCATCAATGATGCCGATGCCCTGCCATGGTTCCTGCTCGACTGCTCGCAGCCGGTGAAGCCGCTGATCTATCAGCCCCGCACTGCCTTTGAGCTGACCCCAAGCTTCCAGCTCACCGGAGACCGTGTCTTCAATGAAGACGTGTTCCAGTGGAAAGCCCGTGGCCGCATGGCCCTCGGTTATGGACTGCCAGAGTACGCATTCGGTTCCACCGGTGCTGACGCTGCAGCATAAGCCGGAATCGTCTGAATCATTCCAATGCCATCGGCTGTGTCGAAAGACACGGCCTTTGGCAGTACAGGCCAAGCCTTTCACCTCTTCCTCACCCACCCATGAAATTCCCCTCGATCTCCCGTCTGCTGTTCGCCGTCTGCCTGCTGGCTTTGAGCCTGACACCGCCGTGCTTTGCCACGGATCTGACGATCACTTCAACCAGCGTCACGCCCGGAGCCAATGCGGTCATCCGCGAAGCCTTTGCAGGCGCGGCCATCACGGCGGGCAAAGTGGTGTACAAAAGCTCCACGGATGGCAAGCTCTACCTGGCCGATGGCGACAGTGCCACCGCCACCGTGCGTGATGCCGTGGGCATCGCCATTGTCACCGGCGCCATTGGCTCCAAGATCGCCTACGTCATCGAAGACGATGATCTGACCATCGGAGCCACCGTCGCCAATGGCACCGTTTACGTCCTGAGCGCCACTGCGGGCGGCATTGCCCCGGTAGCCGATTTGACCACCGGCTGGTATCCCACCGTCATTGCCGTGGGGAAGTCGAGCACCAAGATCGCCTTCAAGGCCCGGCCTATCCGCAGTGCCACCGCGCTCTGATCCTGCCTGAGTCTCAAGTTTCACGTTTCCAAACTGACCGCACGCCATGCCTGAAGATTCTCCACCCGCTCCCGTTTTGCCGACACCCGCCCCCGCCCCAAAGCCTGGACGGCCACCTTCCCGGCGCGTGCCGGTCAGGCCTCAGCCTTCGCCCTCGGGGCCTTTGGCAGGCACTCCCATCACCACGACCCGCCGCAGTTTGCCCCCCGGCATTCCAGCGGGCATGGAGGATCTCATCAACACCCCGCAGACACTCCCAGCTCCGGTCGTCATCCGTCATCCCAGCTTTGCCCCGCTGACCAGCCAACAGAACGCCGTGCGTACCATGGCCGCCCAATTGCGCAGCCAGCTCATCAACGCCGTGAATCAAGGCGAAGCCACGCTGAAGGTCATCAGCTCCGCCACCGCTCTCTTTCAAGGTGTGGACGCAGAGCTTCTCAAAGCCGAAGGCATCGACCTCGAACGCATCGCCCAATTCCGCGCCGGTATCGAATCCACCCTGGCCCTCACTCAGTAAGGCCAAACCATGTACGCCGTCGCCGACGATCTCAAAGGCCTGATCCCCGAAGAATGGCTCATTGCCGCGACTTCAGACGCGGGCACTTCTGACGCCATCGCCGATGTGATCCAGACCGCTGAAGACGAAGTCAACAACTACGTCTCCCGCAAATACCCGCTGCCGCTGGATCTCACCACCGCTCTGGCCAATGCCGTGCCCACCTTGCGGCACATCACCCGTTATCTCGCCGCTGCCATCGCTTACGGCCGCCGTGGCATGCAGGCGGAGTTCCCCTGGACCGATCAGCTCAAGCGGATACGTGATGACCTTCAAGCCATCGCCAAAGGAGACATCGCCCTCTTTCCCACGCTGCAAACGACCAATACTGACGCCGTGGCCATCACTATGCCAAACCGCGCCCACAGCTCCAACATGAGCTGCTAAGCCCCCGCCAGCTCCCCGCACACACAAACCATGGAAGCCGACCGCATCCTTCTCGCGCTTGAGGCTTATCTTGGACCCAAAGTCACAGCGGCCGGCGGATCATTGCAGATCTGTGACAACCCCTGGGAAGTCGTGGACCTCCTCAAAGTCACCCCCGAAAAGTGGCGGCTGATCCTCTCCTTTGAGGACGAGGAAAGCGTTGAGCAGTTCAATCGCGGCGGCTGGACATCGGGACTCTTCACGCTCTACGTGCAGATGCACAAAGGCTTTGCCAGCAATCGAGGCGAGACCATTTATAAAACGACCCCCGCAGGCCGTGTCAGCCTCACGAAAATGACTGGCCAGATCCGGCAATGGATGCGCAACATCCAGTTTCCCGACAATGACGACATCGCCAAAGACGACCACAGCCACTTTGCCTTTACCGGCGCGAGCTGGGTGGACGGCACCGATCAAAAAGACAAGCCCTGGCGCGTCCGCCGGATGGACTTCAAGTTGATTTACGCCCTCGATGATCCCGCCAGCGATGCAGATCCAGACGGCGAAAACATCGCCATTCCCGACGCCTTCCAGATCACCGGAGTAAGTGATGACGGCAGCTTCTACATCGTCTGCCTGCAGGGCACTCCCGTGGGCCGCGTGCCCCGCTTTGAAACCGATGAAGCCGACCCCGCCGGCGTCGGCACCGGCTGGCGCATTGGCGCTGTGGCCGTAGACCCCACCTTCTACGTCGTGCATCTCTCGGGTGTGCCCGATGGCCGCATTGAGCGCTTCGAAGCAGAGTGAACCACCCCGCCGCTTCTCGCGGCCAGGCTCTGGCACTCTCCCGGCATGCGTTTCGCGTTTGCCCTCCTGACTCTAACCCTCGGCCTCTGCCTGCCTGCCCTCGCAGGTGTGGGAGATGTCAAACTTGGCGTCATTGGAGAAAAGGGGGCCTTGGTGCCCGTGACCATCACCAAAACCAACAGCCGCGCCCTGGGCTGGAATAGCAGCGGTGTCTTTGGGCCGATTTCCATCTCCGGCGGCTCTGGCTCTTCCGACTGGCCCGACATCACCAACACGCCCACGACCCTGGCAGGCTATGGCATCACCGATTCCATCACCGCCGCACTGGCTGCCAGCACCTACCAGCCTCTGATTGGCACCGGCACTTTGGCGCTTTCCAAGCTCGCCACGGATCCTCTGGCCCGCGCCAATCACACCGGCACCCAGGCCTGGTCAACCATCACAGGCACCCCCACGACTTTGGCAGGCTATGGCATCACCGATTCCATCACCGCTGCTCTTGCTGCCAGCACCTACCAAACCATCATCACCGATGGCTCGCTTACCATCGCCCGCACCAATGGCTTGCAAGCCGCGCTGGATGCCAAAGAATCGGCCCTCACGTTTTCCACCGGGCTGACCCGGAGCACGAACACAATCACAGTCAACACCGCGCAGAACATTAGCAGGTTGGTCAATCTGACCGGCAACGGCTTCGTGAAAACCAGCGGCAGTGATGGCACTTTGGTCATAGATACAAATACCTACATCACCGGATCAACGAGCATCGGCGGAAACGGCGGAGCCGATGGAGGCAAGGTTGTGAAGTTTAATGGATATGGTGGTTTGAATACTTCTGCCGACCTTACATTTTATGCGGTCGGGGGGGGCACCACATCAATCACGGTTCCCGATTCAACTACCAGTTACGGTATTACATTGCCTCAGGGTAGCGGAACGCTCGCACTCACAAGTGATCTCACCGTTGGCAGCTTGTCAGGTTTCGGCACCGGAGTGAAAGATGCCTTGGCCATCAATGTGGGATCTGCAGGCGGTCCCGTTTTGTTCAATGGAGCGGGAGGCACTCCAAGTTCCATCACACTCACCAATGCCAGTGGCACTGCTTCAAGCCTTGTTGCGGGCTACGCCACCGCCGCCCGTGGATTGCAGACTTCCAGCACAACCGTTGCAGTATCCTCCGCCACGGCTCCCTCTGCAGGAATGCGCCTCACTGCCACCAGCTCCACCGCTGGGGACTGGCAATACAACAAAGCTGAAATCGTCGTCGCTTGCTCTGACGAAGCCACCGCCCTCACCACCGGCACAGCCAAAGTCACCTTCCGCATGCCGCATGCGATGACTTTAACGAGTGTTCGTTTGCAGGTCAATACCGCCCCTACAGGCTCTGTGATCATCGTGGATGTAAAAGAAGCGGGAACGACCATCTTCAGCACCAAGCCGCAGATTGCCACCTCAGCATTCACCAGTGTCGGCGGTGCAGTCCCTGGTGTGATATCTGATACGACTCTGGCAGACGATGCCGAGATCACCATCAACCTCGATCAAATCGGCAGCACCATTGCCGGTAAAGGTTTGAAAGTCACCCTCATCGGCACGCGTCCATGAAAACACTGTCCTGCCTTCTCCAATCCATCGCCTGCCTCTGGCTTGCCATGGGCATGGCGTCCACGCTCCATGGCGGTGTGATCATCAATAGTTACCGCTTTGTGACCGCTGGCGGCGGCGGTGGCACAGATCCCTCTTTCGCCAGCGTCGTTTTACTCCTTCATGGTGAAGGAGCGGATCAGAGCACCACCTTTACGGACAGCAGTACGGGCGCTCGCCCCATCTCGCAATTTGGCAATTCTGAACTCGACACCGCCGAGTATAAATATGGCACCGCCAGCATCAAATTTGACGGCACCGGCGACTACATCACCGCCCCCTCTTCCACTGACTGGAACTTTGGTAACGGCGATTTCACTGTTGAATTTTGGATCAAATGGAATGCGTTTCCAGCCGCTTCAGGCACCATTATAGGTAACTACCCTGGAACGTGGGCGCTGCAATACCGGCCTGACACGTCCAACAAGATCAATTGGTATAACGGCAGCTCGCTTTATTCAGCCTCGCTCTCACTATCTACCGGAATATGGTATCACTTTGCAGTCTGCCGAAGTGGCTCCAGCCTGCGCATTTTTGTCGATGGAGGTCAAAGCGGGGCAACAGCAACGGACAGCACCAATTACAACTCAACTAACTCGTTGACTATTGGCGAGCTTCGAGCCCTTGGGCAAAACATTAACGGCTGGCTGGATGACATCCGCATCACCAAAGGCGTGGGCCGTTACACGTCCAACTTTACACCACCCACTGCCGCTTTCCCCGACTCATGAAACTGCTCTACGATACCAGCACGCAGCTTTTTAAGCCCTACACGAATCGCTTGGGAGAGGAAATCGTCGGACTCGATCCCATCTATCGCGTTTACGAACTTGCCCAAAGTGATCCTCCTTCAGCGGTCCCAGAAGGCCACCACCTGGAAGCCACGGAGGAAATCAACCACGAAACCCGTACCATTAAGCGCGGCTGGAACGTGGTTGAAAACACCCCACTGCCAGTGCCTGAAGCGGAGCGCTACAAGGTGAAAGGCTTTCTTATTCGCAGCGGCATCCCCTTGGAAAGCATCCCCGGGCGTATTGCTTCGGTCACGGCTGAAGGCCCTGAACGTGAAGAGGCCCTTATGCGCTGGTTTGAGGTGCCCACTTTTCCCAAAGAACACCCGCTGGTGACCGCCGTCGCTGCCGCCCTTAATCTCGATCTTGATCAAGTCTGGGACAGCATTCTTGCCATCGAATAACCGCCCCGCTTTTTCCCTTTCCACTCATCCCAACCCCGCCCCCACCCACCTCTTATGTCCGTACCCATCAAAGCCATTGGCAATCAAAACATCCTCCTCGGCACCTGCGCCCTGGGCGAAACCTTCGGCCAGATCGAAAGCGCCAACGAGCAGCTCCTCGCGGATCTCGAATACATCAAAGACTGCTGCGGCGGCAACCAGACGGTGCTCCTGCTCAATGAGCGCTTTGAGCTGTCCATGACCGTCATCCTCAGCAGTACAGCGGTGATGCCAGAACTGGCTGATGACATCAGCTTCCCCACCGCCGGCATCACGGGCCAGATCACCGAACGCGGACGCAAATGGGAAGCGGGCGGCGTCGTCAAGATGGACCTCAAAGCCTTCCATTGGAAGAGCCTCGGCAGCGAGCCCGCCGTGGGCACCATTGATTGCGGTTCGTAATCTCTGACCCCAGACCCTGCACACACACATGACCACACCTTCACGACCCACCGTCAGAGCTGCTGAAGTCGAGCAAATGGAAGCCGTCGCAGGTTTCCACGCCGGCCAGGAAGCCAGAGCCACGGGCTATCACCCCGAGGCCATGCGCGCCCTGGGCGGCTACGGTAAAACCACGCGCATCAATGATGAGCTGGAACTGCTCCCGCTTTCCCTGCAGGTGCAGCTCTGCCTCATGGAGCACACGAAGCTTTATCAGTCTGCGGACGCTCCGCAGACTCAGTTCGACACGCTCTACGGCCTCAAACAGCTCACCCGCCTGGCTTACTGCTTCTCGGACCCCGAGGCAGCTTTTGAGACTCTGACCCAGCCCGATGAAGCCGACGACAAACGCCGCTTCTTTGACCGTGAGAGCTTCGCTCTGGCGCGGCATTTCCAGAGCGCGGAAGAGATCGATCTTCTGACCCGGCACATCGAAAAAGAGATGGGCCTGCTCGAAGCCGCCAATCCACCGCTGCCCAAAGCCGCTGAAAAAAAAAGGGCGAGGGCGAAGCCGGTGAACTCGCGGCGCTGATCAGCGGCCTGCCCAGTGCGGGCAGTCCCGGTTGTGGCTGGGTTTTGGCCTATGTCGAAAACCTGATCCATGAGCACCATTTCACGCTGCCAGACGTGATGCTCAAACTGCGCCTCGCCGCCGGTCTGCATCTGCTGGAAGCGCGCGCGGCCCGTATCGCCCCGGATCACAGCATCGGGTATGTGGAAAGAGCCATCATGCACGCCCGTGCTGCGGTGCGTGTTTGGTATGAAGAGCGCTTTGAAATCATCCCCACCCCGCCACGCATACGCGCTCCGGTTTGACACAGTGGTCCTTTCTGCCCTGACCCATGAACGCTCTGGAATACGCCATCAAACTCGACTCCACCCAAGCCGTGGCGGCGATGGAGCGTTTTCAGATCACCGCCCAGAATGTGAACATCCACATGGGCAACATGGGCAAAGGCGCGGGCGTAGCCAGTGGAGGCATGTCCCGCTGGGCCACGGCGGCGGGCGTTGCTTTGGCCGCATCGGCAGCTCTGGCCGCTGGCTTTGCTGCTTTGGCCTCAGCCACCTTGGCCGCAGTGAATGGTCTTTCAGGCGCGGCCAAATTTGAGCAGACATCCATCGCTTTTAAAACCCTGACCGGCAGCGCCGAAACGGCGAAGAAGGTCATGGAGGAGATTAGCAGGATGGCCATCGACACGCCCATGAAGGAAGGGCAGCTTCAAGGCGCGGCCAAAGCCATGCTCGCAGCCCGTGTGCCGGCAGAGCAGCTCAAAGGCGAACTCCTCGCCATGGGCAACATCGCCAGTGCCACCGGGGGTGATATTGAGCGGCTTTCTTCAGTCTATGCTCAGGTGGCGGGCAAAGGAAAACTCTACGCCGAAGAGCTGCAGCAGTTTGTGGAGCAGGGCGCGGGCGAGCTCCGCCAGGCCGTGGCTCAATCCATGGGGGTGACCACCGCCAAACTCATGGACCTCATGAGCGAAGGCAAAGTCGGCTTCTCCGATCTTCAGCAGGCCATTCAATCACTCGCGGGCGCGGGCGGCAAATGGGGTGAAGCCATGGGAGAGCAAAGCCGCACCACCATCGGCCTGCTTTCCTCCCTGTGGGATTCCGTCAATAAAATCACCCGCCTGCTGGCCCAGCCCATCAATGACGGGCCGATCAAAGCCTGGCTTAGTACAGCCGTCAGTGTGGCCACTCAGGCAGCGCAAGTCATCGAATACGCGATGGCCAATAACAAAGGCGGCGAGGCGCTGGAAAACGCCCTCATTCTCGGTGCCAAACTGGGCATCAATGCGCTGATCGAGTTCGTGGCCTCCATTCCAGGCAAGATCAAAGGGGTGCTGCAAAAGATCAGCCAGGCGATTCAGGCGGCCTTCAGCGGCAAGTTTGACCTGGCCAAGACACTCTTCGGCAGTTTCGACATGTCGAAAATGCAGTTCGACACCACGGAGCAGAAGGATTTTTTCCAAGGTCTGATCAATGGCGCGAAAGCTGCCGATCAGGCGAACAAAAGCATTGAATCCATCACTGGAAAGTCAGCCAAATCCACAGCGGATAAACCCGCCGCCGGCGCGGACTGGGCCAAACAGCTCGACTCCAAAGAAGAGAGCAAAGCGAAGTCTTCCGCCAAAGGCGATGACGACCGCAAAAAGCGCGCTCAGGACATGGCGCAAAACCGCAATGGCATCATGGGAGAGATCGCCATGCTCCAGTCCCTTGTCACCGGCAACAATGCCAAAGCCGACGCCATCGACCGCGCCGTACGCATTCAGAAATACCAGCTCGAAATCATGCGCCAGACCGGCGCCAGTGAAGAGAAAGCCCTGGAGCTGGCCAAGAAGAAAGCCGGACTCGAAGACCGCCTCAATGGCAAAATTTCCCGCATCGGCGGCGTGAGTGAGAGGCGCATGATGGGCGGGGAAACGGGCTCCCTTTCCAAAGGCGGATCACTGACCAAAGGCGGCGGGCTCGCAGGCTTTGACCGCCTGCAGGAAAAAATCTGGGAGCCCACCAGCGCGGATCAAATCCCGGACGGCTACAGCAAAAAAAGGCCCATCCCTAAATTCATGGATGGCCTTTCCAATCGTGGCGCCATCCCAGTCGGCCCCAGCTTCAACCGCGCCCTGGGCTCCAACCCAAACAAGACCACCGAAAACGACCGCGCCGCAACGGATCCAAACCTGACCATGCTGGGAAAAATCCACTCTGAACTGACCCGCATCCGCACCGCATGAGTTTCACCCGCGTCATTGGCAAACAGCCCCCGACCGATCAGGCCATTCAGATCGAATGCCCGCTGCTCGAACAGCCCGCCACAGGCTGGGACATGCTGCAGGAAAAGTTTTGGGTGCCGCATCCTTACTGGTTCAAGCGTGGCGACATCCGCGAAGGCCCGGCGCCAGAAGGCGGTACCTTCATTGTGCAGGAAAGCCGCGTGACGGGCTACAAAGCAGGCAGGCCCATTGTGGAAGTAAGCTCCATCGGCATCGCCCTGCAGGACGGCAAAGATTACAAACTGGAAGGCAGCGCCAGCATCAGCGAAGACTTGAGCCTGGCCAGTGGGGATGCGGGATTCCCCACGATTTGGCGCAAGGCCTATCCGCGTGTCACGAAGCTGTGGGTCAGTCTGACAACGCCCTCCATTTACGGGCATGTGGGAATCGCTTACGCCCCACCTGAAACTTTCGGCATCAGCAACCATTCGTGGTACATGACTTGGGTGGATGCCACCAACTGGACCGCCAGTGGCTGGATGGGGGAAAGCCGTGTGCCCCAGCAGCTCCCCGGTTCCAAAGCCTGCCTGGTCACTGACACCTGGATCTATGACCCGGGCAATGAAGACCGCGACGGTGTGCCGGGCCACATCATTTATCTATGAGGCTTCCCGCATGGCTCTCCCGCTTTAGCGGCACGAACAGCACCCGGCTGGATGCCGCTGACGATTTAAGCATTGTCAAAATGGGCACCCTGCGCGCCATGCTGGCCCGCGTGGTGCGTTTGATCCCTTCACCCGGTGTCAGCCTTGGCAGGCATTACGGCAGTGATGGAGACATCTGGTACCTGCCAGAGGGCAGCGGCGGTGGTGACAGCACCCATCCCTTCAAGGTCACCAAAACCGGCACCGATCTTTTCACCGTGCAGTCGGGCACCTGTGAAGGCATTACCATCGCTACGGAAGAAATCGACGTGGGTTCAACGCGGCCCTGTTCCATTCTCGCTTACCCGCAGTACACCCTCGGCATTGATTCGGGCGTTTTCGTCAACACCATGGCGGTCAGATCAGGATCGTATGCCCCCGTGCTGGAGACCAGCACCTCTATTTTTAGCGATGTGGACAGCGGCATCACATCCGCTGGTAATCAGGCCCGGGCATTGATCGCGTACATTCTCGAAGACGATGTGATCGTTCAGATCGCCAAAGGGAACATCTTTGGAACCTGGGCAGACGCAGGCCTGACCGGCGCCGCTGCCGGCCACTTCAACAAAAACGGATGACATGCTCTTCTCCCGCGTCTCATGCCTGAAGATCAGCTACACCGTGGCCAATTATCCGGCGGACGATGTGGACCTCGAAGCCTGGTACAATCTCGGACGCCCCCAGACCGCCTATCACACGCTCAAAGGATCAGCGGCAGACATGGACTGGCCGCAAGGGGCTTTCACCTTTCCATTTCCGGACGCCCTTGGCTTTGGCAACCAGCTCCTCACCGATGGCGGCGGGCATGAATACGGCATCAAGTTTTGGAGCATCTCCGCAGAGCCAGGCAAAATCCCGGGCAAGCTCACCGTGGCCAGTTACCACAATGACAACGGTGATGATGCCGACCCCGACAACCTCCAAGACTTCGACCTGACCACCGGTTCCTGGGACACCGGAGAGCTGCCCGTTTTTGACACCGATGGCACTCAGCTCTGGCGCTATCCCCTCATACGCTGGGTGCCCATCAATCTCATCTCTCTGCTCTGATATGTTTGACTCCCCCTGGCTCATTCTCGCCCTGCTTTTGCTGGGCTGTTTCCTGCTCTTCTTTCTGCTGGGCATGGGCCTGCATGCCTGGATCAAAGTCCTCGAATACTGGAAGGGCAAAAGCTTCGACCTCTCCCAGTTCGTCACGCAAGCCCAGCTCGCGGCGATGAAGAGCGATCGAGACCTGCAAATCAAGACCACCTTTGAGCTGCTCACGATCAAGATCGACCACGTCAGCAAGACCATGGACAACCTCGACAAAGATCTCCGGCAGGTGCGCGGAGACATGCCCAGCCTGCATCATGCAGTCGGAGTGGTGGAAGGCAGGGACGATGCTGAAGCCCGCGCCAAACCTCGCCGCTGACCTTTCGCGCCCACGCCGCCGTGATGGCGCGGCTGCCACGCGGAGAGTCCGCGTATGCCTCTCACAGACCAAGAAGCCCGCGAAGAACTCCGTTATGCCGTCCGCCGTTACCTCGCGGCGCGCCCACAAGCGGCATTGACCCTCGATATGATCAGGCACGGCCTGCGTCTGAAAGGTATCAACGTGGAGGAAGCGGATCTTAGTGCAGCGCTGACTTTTTGGATGAATGACACGCCAGCCCAGGTCATGGGCCACAAGCGCAAGCATAGCTCAATCGAAAGCTACCAGATCAGCACCGCCGGCATCGTGGCCGATGAACGCGGGGAATAAGACCATGCAAGTCTTCCTCTTCATCAACGGCATTCTGACCCGCCCCGGAGAGTCCAAAAACTGGACAGCGCGTGCTGTGACGTGGACCCACATCAACACGCCGCACAAAGCCGAGAAGATCGAATACTTCACCACTGTGCTGCAGCGCCCGCTCAACAACGCAGCCCGTGCCGAAAAGCTCGCCACCACCTTGGATTACTACCTCAAAGCTGGTTTCGAAGTCACCATCGCCGCCCACAGCAACGGGGCCGATGTGGCGCTTGATGCCTTGAAGTCCCGCGCCTGGCCCAAGATCAAAGCCCTGCACCTCATCAGCGCCGCCAACGAAGCCGACTTCAACAAAAACGGACTCAATCAATCCCTCGATCGCATCGCCGATCTGAACGTCTGGATTGCGGAGAACGACTGGGCTTTGGCTCTGGCCAATACCCTCCCCGGAAAGCTCCTCGGTTACGGCACCCTTGGCAGACGCGGCCCCATCAATGCCCGCCGTCCCGTGAACGTCCGCCGCGCCGCCTTTGGCCATGGCGACTGGTTTGCCGCCGATCAACTCGACCACACCCTTCAATTCATCACCCGCAGCGCATGAAAGCCTTCTTCATCATTCGGACCGGTATCCTCTTCGTCCTCGCGCTCTCGCTGGCCCTCACAAGCTGCGCCCCGCCAAACCTGACACCAGCCCAGCAAGAGCAGCTCATCACCGCCGAGACCAACGGCTTCAAAACCCTGCTGGCGGCCGGTGCGGGTTATGCGACCGGCGGCACGGCTGGCGCAGTCATCGCAGGCGGCACTCAAGCCATCCGCAATCACAGCAGCAAAAACCCCCAACGCATCACGCCATGAACCCTTTGGCCGATCAATACGAAAAGCAGTTCAAGGCCTGCGTCATCCTCCCCGGCAAAAAAGCCGTGGTGCAGAAAGCCGCCGCCCGCATCCTTGCCAATCGCGCCCGCTACGAAGCTCTGGCCCAGACCTTCACACGCCTGCCGTGGTGGGTAGTCGGCATCCTGCATTCTTTGGAGTGCAATGGCCGCTTTGATCAGCACCTTCACAACGGCGACCCTCTCACCGCCCGCACCGTAAACGTACCTGCAGGCCACCCCAAAAAAGGCAAAGCCCCCTTCACCTGGGAAGCCAGCGCCCGGGATGCCATCATCACCGATGGCTTGGATCTTGTCACCGACTGGAGCCCTGGCAGTGCCTTGATCGCCTTGGAACTCTATAACGGCCCCGGGTATCGCCGCCGTGGCGTGCCCTCGCCTTATCTGTGGTCCTTCACCGATCAGTACAAGGCCGGGAAATACACCGCCGATGGCAAATACGATCCCAAAGCCATCAGCCAGCAGGCCGGATGTGCGGCCCTCATGAAACTCCTTTTGCCCTCCTAAACAACTTTCGTGGGCGGTGTCCCGCCGCCGCAAGGCTCGGGGAGGTTTTTATGGTTTCCCTCGCTATGCGCCGCCCACGATCTCTTTCCTTTCTCCCCACTCATGCGCTTTTTCTTCGGAGATAATGAAGACAACTTCGTCCTGATCCCCACGGTCATCGTGCAGCTCGGGCGCTGCCAAGGGTGCGGCAAAGTGGCAGGGATCTGCCTTTTGCTTTCATGGCTCAACATTGAAGTCGGCCTCGAAATTCCCTTCAATCATCATGACTGACACCACCCCCTCGCGCTCCAAAATCGGCGCATTGCCGCACCGCCTTCGCGAGCAGGTAAACCACCGCCTTCTCGACGGCCAGGTCGATTCTGAAATCCTGCCATGGCTCAATGAAATGCCCGTGGTCCAGGAGCGCATGAAAGCCCGCTTCAATGGCGAGCCCATCAGCAGCATGAACCTCAGCGCCTGGCGCACCGGCCAGTATCAAATCTGGATCGTTGAGCGCAAGGAAATCGCCGCCACCAAAGAACTCGCGGAGTTCTCCGAAGGCCTCGCTGAAGCCGCAGGCGGCAACATGAGTGCCGGTGCCAAAGCCATCGCCACCGGGCGCATCATGCAGCGGCTGCAAAGCATGGGAGAGGGCACGGATCTCGAAGCCCTGCTCGACACCGTGAAGGCCATCAAGGATCTGCACAAAGGCGACATCGACGCCCAGAAAATCGGCCTTGAACGCACCAAAGTGGGGCAGGCAGAGCGCCAGCTCGTTTTGGCTGAAGACAAATTCCGCCTTGAGACCGCCGGTTTGATCCTGCAGCACATCGCCGACGCCGAAGTACAGCGCATCGCCGCCAGCAAGGAAAGCCAGCCGGTGAAGATGGATCAGCTCATTCTCCATATCTGGGGCAAACGCCCCGACCAACCCGCCGCCCTGAACTCCAAGGGACCGCCACCTTAAAACTTCAGCGCTGAGGTAGGGCCGGGAGTGATCCCGCCCGGGGTCGTGTGTGGCTCTTCATTGGTCGTGTACCTCAGCGCTGCTTAATCTTTGACATGTCCGCCGAGATTCCAGCTCCTTTGATCGCCCTCCGCAAATACGCGGAAGATCCCTTCTGGAATGACACGGATGGCATGCAGTTCTGGCTCTGGCGCCGGCAGGCCGGTAAATCGTTTACGGCCGCCAACAAAGCCCTCCGCCGCATGATGGAAGTCCCGGGCCTGAGCAGCTTCTTTGTTTCCGCTTCCGTCTCCCTGGGCACCGAGTTTGTCCGCAAAGAATCCGAGGTCTGGACCAAAGTCCTCAGTGAAATGAAACGCCGCGCCAAAGAGGCTGGTCAGGAACTGCACACCTACGCCCAGGACAAAGGCAAGCTGCTCGAATTTGACCACACAGACATCGACACCCTGAGCGAAATCTTTGAGGCCCAGAAGCTCGAAACCCGCATCTATCACGACCGCACGACGTACAGCCGTAGCCGTGTGATCGCCCCAAACCCAGACACCGCCGTTGGCTGGACCGGTGACATCTGGCTCGATGAAGTCGGGCGCATGCCCATGTTTAAAGAGGTGCTGGAAGCCGTGCTGCCGTTCATGAGCAGCAACAAAATCTTCCGCCTTCTCGCCATCACAACGCCACCTCCGGAGGATGATCATTACTCCTGGGAACTCTTCGCCCCGACCGCAGGCCAGGAGTTTCGCCCCAACGAACGCGGCAACTACTACATCAGCCAGGCCGGATACAAAGTACACCGCGTGGACGCCTGGGACGCCGCCGCCGCCGGGATCTCGATGTACGATGACATCACTCGTCTGCCTTTGAGCCCCGAAGAGCACCGCGCCAAAGCCTACGACAAACAAGCCTGGGACCGCAACTTCGCCCTGAAATTCATCACCGGCGGTCAGGCGGCCGTCAGCCTGAACGACATCAACCGCGCCATGACCGATCCCCGCGCCGGGGTGGCTTTGGACATCACTGAAAGGCTTGTCGCGATACCGTCATGAAAGCAGCACGCACAATTTTAAACAGGGTCGAAGTCAATGAAGCCCTCCTCACTTACACGGTTCAAAACCCTGAGGATACTGACCGGCGGCTATCCATCATTGAAGATAATCTTAATGAACTAGAGCGGAGCCTCCGCCGCCTGCAGAGTGCCAAACGCAAACCGTGAACGACTTCCTCTCCATCCGCGATGCCTTTCCAGCCTCCGTCCTCGACTTCCTGCAGGACGGAGAGCTGACCCTTGGCATCGACTTGGGCACGACGGAGAACAAGAAGAGCAATCCCACGGCCTTCGCCCTGCTCGAAAAGATCGGCCTGAAGCGCTACATGCGTCTGGCTGCCCGCTTTAAAACGGGCCAGCGGGACGTGATTGAGGGCGTGATCGTCCGCCTTTTGGACCTGCTCGATCGCCGCGAGCGAAAGCTCCGCGTTATCATCATGGACGCCAGCAACGAGCGTCTGACCGCCGGGGACATCGCCCAGGATCTGAGCGGACGCGTCTCCATGCGTGCCGCCGTGCTCAGCACCACGCGCATTGTTTATGGCGAAAAAGTCAGCCTCAAAACCTACATTTCCAGCCTCGTTGTCACCCATTTGGAAGACGGGCGGCTGATCCTGCCCCCCGCTGAATGGATCAAAAAGGACTTCCGCCAGATCATTCGTGAGAAAGGCGGCTTCAACGCTGCCGTGGCTGAAGACGGCGCGCACGCTGACCTTTTCTGTGCCACCGGTCTGGCTCTGGATGGTTTCGACACCGATGGCCCCATCGAAGCCGCCGGCGTCTCCACCTCAGACCTCGGACGCCGTGCCGATGATGACGACGAAGCCGAAGACGCCCGCGAAGGCCTCGGAGCCTGGCTGAACCGCATGCTCGGCTGCTAACCTTTCCACACGACCATGAACATTCCCTATCTCGACAAACTCTTCAGGCTTTTCCGCCCGAACCAGACCAAGACCACCGGCGCCGTGGGCTTCAACGAAGAGGCTTTCACCGCCAATTCGATGACGGTGGACAAGCTCCATTCCATCCTCCGCGAGGCCGAAATGGGCAATGTGGACCGCCTTTTTGCCCTTTATCGCGATATTTTGGGCGGTCATAGCCATCTGCAGAGCGAGTTCAACACCCGCAAACTGGCCGTGCTGGGAGATCCGATCTCCTTTGTCCCGCGTGACGAAAACCGCCCCGAAGACGTGCTGGCTGCCAAAGCCTGCGAGCGCCTCAAGAAATGCGACACCTGGGATCTGGGCCGCAACCATCTCCTGAACGGCACACTCTACCCGCTGGCCATCGTCGAGAAGATCTTCAAGCCCGCCGAACCCAACGAACTCGGACTCCGCTACGATCTTGCGGAGCTTTCGCCCGTCAAATATCAGGCCATCACCTTCCAAGACCGCGCCCGTCTGCAGCTCTGGGACTTCGACGAAGCCACCGGCATGCGCCTGGCCTGCAAGAGCACCCCTGAGCCTGAGCAGTTCATTATTCACCGTGGGCACCTTCTCACCATGCTGCCCGATTCATGGGGGGGGCCGCTCCGCGCCTGCCTCTTCTGGTGGCTTTTCAGCGTGATGGACCGCGACTGGTGGATTCGCTTTTTAGCCCGCTTTGGCACCCCTTTCATCGTCGGCAAATACAACAGCGCCAACGTGAAGGACAAAAACACGCTGGTGAACGCCTTCTCCGCCGCCAGCCAGCTCTTTGCACTGGTCACGAATAGAGAGACCGAAATCGAGGTCCATAAAGTGGACAGCAGCTCTCACGGCGATGCCTTCCAGAAAATGCATGAGATCGCCAACCGCGAGATCAGCAAGCTCATTCTCGGGCAGACGATGACCAGCGAAGCCCAGTCTTCCGGCATTGGCGGGGCACAGGCCACGGTACACAATCAGGTGCGTGGCGATATCAAGCAGTTCGACGCCACCACTTTGGGCAAGACTCTCGAAGGCCAGCTCTGCAAGCAGTTCCTCGCCATCAACGGCCTGACCGGCAGCGTCAAGATCATCACCGGCAGCAGCGGACCTGAAGAAATCAAAGCTGCCGCCGAAGTGGTGAAAAGCGCCTCTGAATCCGGCCTGCAGCTCACCGATGCCGGGGTCCAGCAGTTCTCCGAGATCGCAGGCCTGCCCTTCCAGCGCGCCCCCATGCCCACCGCGCCCGCTTTGCCCTCCGGCCTGAGTGCAGACTTCTGGCCCACGCCAGCCTGGACGCGGCATCTCCGCCCCGCGACACCCCCGCAACCCCTCAGCGCCGGCGTCGCGGCACTCCCCGACTACCTGCCAACCGACGCCGAACTTGATTCCATCGCCGCCGCCGGCGCAGAGCCCCTGGCCGCCGCCTTTCGCGGCATCTATGCCCCCGTCCGCCAACTGATCCTCACCAGCTCCAGCCCCGCCGACCTCGAAGCCCGCCTCCGCCACTGGTACGCCGACCACAACCCCGAAGCCGCCGCCGAACTCATCGCTGAAGCCCTGACCGCCTACGCCGCCAACGGCGCCGCTGCCGTTAGACGCTAG